CGTTGAGATGTTTCTTGTGTTCATTGCATTTTCATTCATGCAAAGTAGTGTCTTAAAAACTGCAATGTAGTGAAATGGTATTCCATTACCATGCAGGTTTTTTCTTTGGGCTTCTTCAACTGCACTAATCTTATCTAGAAATAGTCTGTCAAAGTGAAGGTTATGAATTACCTTCTCTATACTTAGAGCCATCTTTCTCCTTTCTGTTATTGCTAAATTGCAAAACAGAATTATTATGATGGGACTGTCTGGTAATAGACACAAGAGCTTTTACTACTTCATCTCCTGCATCATACTCATCTTTAAATAATGGACATACGTTACTATCAACTTCTTCTAGTGTTTTACTAAATGAATATTCAATAACAACTTCGCCAATTTTCAAAGATACAGACCTCTCATAATCATCTTCAAATACTTGCTTCTTGATGTATGGAAAAGGTGTTGGAGATTGTCTAACTGCTCTAATAAAATAATCAAAATTATTTTTATCATTACGACATAACGCCCACACTCTACATACTCCATGTGCTAGTACCGATATTATCTGTGTTTCTAATTTAGCCATTTTTTTATACTCGTTCTTCATAAACATTATGTTATTTCCTTCCTATGCACAAGTGCAAATACTAGTGGTTTATGGCTATCTGCGAAAAAATAGATAAAGTATCTACTTATCTGCGTATTGACCCTGTTTAGTAAAACTCTAAAAAGAACTTCCATTGAAACTACTCTAAATAATCTTCAGGTGTTTCAACTAATACAACGTCTGCTTTAAATGGTACTTCAGCAAAAGACATAAAACTATCAACACTTTGTTTTAGTTTTTTATCCAATACTGTAGGTACAGCTTTTGTTGTTTCAACAGGTGTGGGAAGGTCAAGACCATTCCACAACATTCTAGTTATTACTTGCATGTGTCTCCTCTTGTTTTTGTTTGAGTGTCTTAATAGACACCTCATGTCTGTCCTGTATTTGTCTCACTCTTTCTCTAGTGATATTATACATTGTACCCAACTGCTGTAAGGTCAGCTTATTATCAGAAATACATCTATGATAAATTATAGCTTCATTTCTTGCTAACACTTGGTCATGCGTAACTGCAGTTCCTACTACTGGTAGGTCATTGCCTTTAGGCTTAACTTCATTAAGCTGTTCTTTGGTTATGTCAGGTATGTTACTGCCATCATGTTTGATTTCATTAGCCCATCTAGTTAATGCAATCTCTACAATTTGAGACCTGCTTAGATGTGCTTCTGGTAGTATTACTTTTGTTAGTTCAGTCGCTAAATGCCATGATTTAATTTTCATGCTTACCGACTTGTATTTTGAAGGGTTCATTATTTACTCTCCCCATCAGTTACTATCACTTGTTTGTTTAGTGTCTTAGGTTTAATTAAATAGTCTATAGAACCATAGAACTTCATACGCTTCCCATTAACATATTTAATTTTAGGGGTTCTATAAACTGTTACCCCATTGTTAGGCTTATCGTACTCAATCGTCATATTCTTCTCCTAAACTTGTTTCTTCGGTTATGTCTAAAAAGACTTTGCCTTTTAGACGAAGAACTCAATTAAGGTAGAAAGAAACAAGTATAAAACCCTTAACTAAATTTCTTCGTCTGTATTTAATTTAGAGAGTAATTATTATTTAACAATGGAACGAAATTTGAATTAATCCATAGTGAGTTTGGATTGTTTTAATTTCCTGTGTTTTTGTAAATCCAAGATGACTTAGGATTTATTCTACTTTCCTTTAGAATTTTCGTATAAATAATTTGAAAACATATCAACTTCATGGTCTTCTCTTTTTTTAGCTTTCGCTTTAAAAGTTTTATTCCATTCAGAAAATTCAGCACTAAACCTTTTGTAGTTCTTCCAATCGTACTGATACTTTGTACTCCAAGTTGCTCTATCTTTAGAATTATAGAATAACTTCTGTGTGTATTTAGTATGCTTTGATGATGCTACCTTACTATCAAATAAGTTAAGTAATTCCTCTACTGAGTAAGCATTTCTCTCAAAGTCTTTCTTTGCATATAGCTTACTAGACTTAACTAATTCATTACAAACCATCTCAAATAGTCTCTTTGAAGACATACCTGTAGCTTCAGCTAATGCGATTGGATTGTCATAACTATCAACAACATAATCAGCTTTCTTTGGGTCGGCATGTGTTGCTAAGTAATGCTTACCGACTAGATAAGGTTTCTTTATTCCATTCTTACGCATCAAAGTATTAAGTCCATTGGCTACTGCAACCTTCTGTTCTTTATTTGCTTTGTGTGCAAGGAAAGCAGAATGAACCATTGGATTAACTTTAGCTAAACTTAAAATCCCACGCTGATTATCAATGCTATTTTCTAATTGTTGTATTTGTAATTTAATTCTTTTGTTTACTATTTCTTCTTCTTTAAACCTTAGCTTACGACCTAGCTCCTGATATTCTTTTGCTATTGCTTCACTTGCTTTCTTTAGTGGAGCTGTACTTCGTCTCATACTTTCCATAGCTTGGTTCAGGTTCTTCTTAACCTTACTTGCATGTTCTAACTCTGCTGAAAATTCCTTGTTCCTAATGACCCACCTCTTATAATTTTCTGATGTGTTTTTGTATTGTGCTACTACAACTTCATTACCTTTAGATAATGGCAACTCCATGTAAGTATGTGGCACACTTGTGGTGGTTGTTATTAAAAACTTTTGGTTATCCGATAGGTCTTGAACCCAATGTGTCTTTGAATATTCTCTTGATGCTCTAGTTCTAATCTTCTGTCGTATATAAAATTCTTTAAGTGATATACCATCTGCATCTGCTTCTATCTGATTGATACTATCAGCTAGTGCATTGGCACTCATAGCTTTAGCTTTCTTCCTAATCATTCTAACCATTCTTAATTGCTTCAGTAGTCTTAATGATTTCTCTTTTTAAATAAGGTATCTGTTCAGCTTTATCTTCAGGTAAGAATATAGTTATGTCTCTACCTGCTACCTTACATAATAAGTCTAACGCTTGTTCAAGTAGTTCTCTTTTAGTTTCTTGTTCCATGTGAAACTTATATCACATTGAGATTATAAATTCAAAACAGATAATGAGAGAGAGACGCCTGAATTTTTTATTGTGGAAAAAACTGTAAAACTTTTTAGAAAATCTAGAAAAACTATAAGATTAGTCTCTAAGACTAACAAGTATTGTTGGTAGATATAAATAATAATACTTACTGGTGCAACATTTGTTGCAATCATATATTTGGAGACACCCCCCCACCCCTATATTTATTTTGAGCCTATGGGGGTAAAAAAAATTAACCCTATATGCGTGTAGTTGTCAGATTTTTTCTTCTAATTTTTTTGGATTGATAATATCGCCAATCTTTTCGTCTAAACTATAATCAACTGCATACTGCAAAAATTCTTCTGTGTGAGATAAGATAAAGTCCCTACCTGCTAAAACTTCATTCTTCTTTATTGGTTTTACTTTAGGTTTTGTTAGGTCAACTCCAAGAGCCTTTAGCTCCTTTATTATTTCTTTATCAAAGCCTTTAGTCTTGGGCTTATAGTTCTTAATAATAGATTTAAGGTATATCACTTTGTTCATGTAATTTGGTAGAAACAAGAGGACAGCGTAAGTCTCATCATAAGCATATTACTTATATGAACATGATTATGTCTTACTAAAGCTCTTATATCTTTAAGTTTAACTTTAAGTAGTAGTCAGTACTACAGTAGTGGCACTTTATTGATTTATCTTACTTTTTAGGTCTCTCTTTATATATGTGGCTCTAGAGTAGTCTCCCAATCTAGAACCCCTAGATTACCTGCAGTTTACTAGGATATTGTTAGAATTTAATCCAAGAATTGCTTGTATCAGTACCATAGTACTTATCCAATTCAGCATTAAGCATATCATCTTTTCTATCTCTATATGCTTGGTCTTGGTCTTTAGCTAATTGCTTCTGCCAGTACTGACAGGCTATTTGCATTGCATCTATTCGGTCATCTTGTGCCAAAGTATTAGCTCCTTTTTGAAGCCTACTTATTTGATAAAATAATTGATATTTTAATGCTTGTTCTGGTGGGTACAATTCATTCGTACCTTCATAGTCATTCTTAATGACATTCGCATCTACTATAATTCTGTGTTGAGATATTAAAGGTTCTAAAGTGTCTAATATTCTTCTGTGTTTATTTGTTGTTTGTCTTATTAATTCTGTTGTGCATTTATATTCTTTATTTAAGTAAGGTTGTAATAATGCTTCAAACATACCTTGCCCAAAGTTTTCCTCAATTAAAATTTTGTGAACTTTATTCTTTTTAGCTATTTGAGTTAATTTATTTAAGACATGTTCTGTGTAACCTGCACTAAATCCACCTGCATCTAAAATAAATATATTACCATTTAAAAACTTAGTAACACAATAAGCTGTCTCATCTTTACCCTTACCTGCAGGGTCTATAGACATCACACTACCTGTGTACTCCAACCACTCTCCTTGCGTCTGCATAGGTCTGTAATAGGCATCTCCTTGAAGACCTACATTAGGTAAACCTTCTTGTTTTAATTCAGGACTAGAAGCCCATATAATTTTTTCAGGAGCATTGTCTGGGTTTAAAGACATAACTGTTAAGTCTGATAATTTTAAAGGATATTTATTTAAGTCATTTAGAGTTGTGTCCAACATAAACTGCATGTTGAAAGACAGTCTTCCATAACTTGCTTCTCTTTTTAATAAATCTTCATCATTAAATCTTATAGGGTCTGTAGGGTTTCCTATTCTTTCATGTTTCCAAGTGTTAGCTATAATAGGTGCTAAACTTGTACCATAAGACTTTAACTGATTTTCAGTTGGGTATCTTGCAGACCAAAAACGAACCTTGTAACCTCTTTCTTGAAGTTTGTTATATATAGAAAATTCAGATTG